GAAGAATTTGATAATGTTTGTAAATTATATAAATTTAATAGAAAAGGCTCAGATATTTTTCGAGAATGGTATGTTGATGGCAGAATATATTTTCACATCATTACAGATGAAGGTAGTTTAAATAAAGGTATAAGAGAATTAAGACAGATCAATCCTTTACACTTAAAGAAAGTAAAAGAGGTTAAGAAAATACTTGATCCAAAGACAAAGATTAAGATTCCAAAGGTTGTTGCAGAATATTATATCTATTCTGAAGATACACTAAATCAAGGTAATTCTCTAATTACTGGTGGTGGAATTGCTGGTAACCAAGTGAGTGGTGTTAAAATTTCAAAGGATGCGATTATTTCATGTCCATCAGGTATATTTGATTCTTCGAATGAGAAAGTAATTTCATACATTCACAAAGCAATGAAACTTGTGAATCAATTGAGAATGATGGAAGATGCTCTTGTTATCTATCGTCTCTCTCGTGCACCAGAAAGAAGAATCTTTTATATTGATGTTGGTAATCTTCCAAAAGGAAAAGCCGAAGAATATGTACAATCTGTAATGGCAAAGTATCGTAATAAACTTGTATATGATTCAAATACAGGTGATATTAAAGATGATACAAGGCATATGTCAATGCTTGAAGATTTCTATATGCCACGAAGAGAAGGTGGTAGAGGTACAGAAATTACTACACTACCTGGTGGAGAAAATCTTGGTCAGATTGATGATGTTATTTTCTTCCAAAGAAAACTTTATAAGGCATTGAATGTACCAATTGGTAGATTAGACCCCGAAACACAATACACTTTTGGTAGAGCCACTGAGGTATCTCGTGATGAAGTTAAATTCCAAAAGTTCGTAAATCGATTAAGAAAAACGTTCTCTTTCTTATTACTTGATGCTTTAAGAGTACAATTAATTCTCAAGGGTATTATTAAACAGAATGAATGGATGGAAATTGAAGATTCTATTTCAATTGATTACCTTGAAGATAACTATTTCTCTGAATTAAAAGAATTTGAGATTCTTCGTGAAAGAGTCGAAACGCTAAACATAGTCAATGAATTCATCGGCAAATATTATTCTCAAAAATGGGTTCGAAATAATATTCTTCGTCAAACAGATGAAGATATTGAAAGAATCGATAAAGAAATTGCTGATGAACCAAGTACTGAAGATGAATTAGATGATATATAAACCTCAAAAAATAAATTATTATAAATATAACCAATGGAACACGCACAAAAAATATTTAACTCTCTAGTCAAAAATGACGAAGAAACAGCTTTTGAGTCATTTAAATCGGCTATTACACATAAAATGGAACAAGCGATGGAAGTTAAAAAAGTCGCTGTCGCCTCAGAAATTTTTAATCAACCCATAGTTGAAGAATCAACTGAGCTTGAAGAAGCTAAATTAGAGAAGCCTAAAGGAAGCCCACTTGAGGTTCAGAATCAATTGGGAACAATGATCGCAAAGGCGAAAACCATGAAAGGTATTTCAGATGATGAATATATGTCATGGTATAGTAATTTAGATGATAAGACATATAATAAGTGGGAAAAGATGGTAAAGGCAGACCCACAGTATAAGAAAGCTTATAAACTCGGAACACAAGGTGGTTCTGATAAACCTCCATTTCCAAAAGGAACATTCGCAGCGGCTATTTGGTCAAATGAATATGCAGCTGGTGCAATGGATAACTAATTAAAAAAAAAAACAATGAAAAACTTAATAGAATCAGCAAAAAACGTTCTCCTTGGAGAAGCAGCTACAAAATTTTATAACGGGAAGCGTGATTATTTTCTTAAAGTAGATCGTCAAGGACCAGATACAATGAGTAGTGTTAAAACTATTTTATCTGATGATGAACAATCTGTGGAAATCACAGGTGATGGTGAAACTCAATGGTCTACAGTTTTTGGACTTGGTAAAAAACTTGGTCTATGGACATCAAAATCTAAAGATTCTGCTCCTGCAACATTTTCATTAAAACTCGTAGGTGATAGAACACACTTTAAAAAACTTATTTCTGCTCTTCAAAAGACTAAACTGAAAATCAAAGTTAAAAGAATTTAATGAAATTAATTACAGAACATCTTGATGAAGAACTCAGCTACTTAGTTGAGAAGGACGAAAAAGGTAATAAGAAAACCTTTATCGAAGGTGTTTTCATGCAAGCAGACAAGCTTAACAAAAACAAAAGAATTTATCCTAAAAACGTATTATCTGCAGCTACTAATAAGTACGTTAAGGAGCAGGTTAGTAAAGGACGTGCAGTTGGTGAATTAAATCACCCAGATGGTCCAGCAATTAATCTTGATAAAGTTTCACACAGAATTACCGAACTCAAATTCGAGGGTAATAATGTTGTTGGAAAGGCACTAGTATTAGACACACCAATGGGTAATATCGTGAAAGGTCTCGTTGAAGGTGGGTGTAAGCTAGGTGTCTCTAGCCGTGGTATGGGAACAGTTGAACAGAAGAATGGTCAAACATATGTGAAAGACGATTTCGTTCTTTCTACAGTTGATATTGTCCAAGACCCTTCTGCACCAGAAGCCTTCGTAGATGGCATTATGGAAGGTGTAGAATGGATTTGGGAGAATGGCCTTCTGAAACCTCAACAAATTGAAAAGTATGAGACTGAAATTCGAAAGGCATCAAGTTCTGAACTTGCAGAAGCTCAGAAACGAGTCTTTAGTGATTTCCTCTCCAAACTCTAATCATTAAAAAAATAAAGCTATGAATCCAAATACAGAAAACGAAGATATCATTGAAGATATCACAGAAGAACAGCTTGCTAATGAAGAGGTTGAACAGGACACTGAAGTTACTGAAGAAGCCTCAGAAGAATCAGCTGTGACAGAATCAGAATTGTCTGACACTATCAAAGACATCCTTCTTGGTGAAAAAACTAAGAAAGAAGAAGATGAAGACGAAGAAGATGATGAAGATGAAGTCGAAGAAGCCGCACACGATGACGAGGAAGATGATAAAAAGAAAAAAGACGTCAAAGAAAGTGCTAAAAAAGATAAAAAAGAAGGTGAACACGAAGATGACGAAGATGAAGACGAAGAGGAAGACCTTGATGAAGCAACTGCTGCTTCAACATTGAAACCTCAAAATAAATCTGCTATGCTTCAAGCTGCTTATCAGAAATTGAAAGCAATGAAGAAAGCAAGTTTAAAGTCTGCTTATGAAGCTCATTGTGAAAACACTGCAGCAGCAAAAACACTTCGCCCAGGTTCATCTAAACTTGATATCTTAAATGCAATGTATAAAGAAATGCAGAAGATGACAAAGAGCAGCCTGAAAGCTTCTTATGATGGTCTTGATAAATTTCAAGATGATAAACAGAAAGCTATTTTCAAAGGTGAATCTGCTGATATCTCTGATGCTCTTAATACATTAATTGAAAATGATTCAAATCTAAGTGAGGAATTCAAGACTCAAGCATCTACTCTTTTTGAAGCAGCAATTGCGAAGAAAGTTGTAGAAGTAAAAGAAGACCTTGAAATCCAATATCACGAAGAACTTCAAGAAGAAATTGATAATGTACGCGATGTTCTCGTTGAGAAAATCGACAATTATCTATCTTATGTAGTTGAAAGTTGGATTGAAGAAAATGAAGAACAAGTATCAACAACTCTGAGAACAGAAATTGCTGAGAACTTTATTTCTTCATTGAAAGATGTATTCGTAGAAAACTATGTTGAGATTCCAGAAGAAAAACGTGATCTTGTAGAAGAATTGGCTGAGAAGGCTGAATCAACACAAGAAGCGCTTACTGAAGCTCAAGTAGAAGTCGAAGTACTAAGAGATCAAATCGAAAACTATGAAAGAAATGAAATCATTTCAGAAGCATCAAGTGATCTTTCTGAAAATGAATCTTATAAGCTAAAAGAAATTCTTGAAGACATCGAATTCGGTGATAAAGAATCATTCACATCTAAAGTAAAAGTTATTAAATCTTCTCTCTTTAACATCAATGAAGAAACTACTGATGAAGTAGTTGAAGATGTAAATAGTGAAACAGAAGTTATTATCGAGGGTGATGGCGATCCATTGGAAAAACTTCCAGCACATATGAAAGCATATGTTAAAGCCCTTTCAAAGAAATAATCCCAAACACAAACAACAACTAGAAAGAAAAATCTAAAATGTTAAACGCAAACAAAGAAATCGCAAAGTGGGCACCGGTGTTAGACCACTCGGATGCTCCACAATTCAGAGATAACTATCGTAAAGCAGTAACAGCAAAGCTTCTTGAAAACACTGAAAAAGCTCTTAGAGAAGAGCGCGCTCAGAATAGTTTTCTAACAGAAACTAATGTTGCTGGTGATAACACTGGTAATGCAGCTATCACAAATTATGATCCGATTCTTATCTCTTTGGTTAGACGTGCAATGCCAAATCTTATCGCTTATGATGTAGCTGGTGTTCAACCATTGTCTGGTCCTACTGGTCTTATCTTCGCAATGAAATCACGTGCGAATACATCTTCTCCAAAAGGTAATATTGGTGTTGATGACGATGAAGTATTCTTCAATGAACCAAACTCAGGATTCTCTGGTAATGAAGCTGTACAAGAAGCTGATCCAGCATTCGGTGATGACACAACATCACCTGATGATCTAGATACTGATACTACAAACTTCGGTACTGGTGTTTCTACAGCAACTGGTGAAGGAAACTTCTTCAATGATATGGGCTTCACAATTGAGAAATCAGTTGTTACTGCGAAAACTCGTGGTCTTAAAGCTGAATACACAATGGAGCTTGCTCAAGATTTGAAAGCTATTCATGGTCTTGATGCTGAATCAGAATTGGCAAATATCTTGTCAACTGAAATCCTTGCTGAAGTTAATCGTGAAGTTATCCGTACAATCAATCAAACAGCTGAACTAGGTGCACGTAATGATAACAATCATGGTGCTAATGCAAATCGTGGAGTTGCTTCAAAGGGTACATTCTCACTTACTGCTGATGCTGATGGCCGTTGGTCAGGTGAGAAATTCAAATCTCTTGTAACACAACTTGAGCTTGAAGCAAATACAATTGCAAGACGTACACGTAGAGGTAAAGGTAACTTCGTTATCTGTTCTTCAAATGTTGCTTCTGCACTTGCTGCAACTGGACAACTTGATTACAAACACGATCAATTAACTGTTGATGATACTGGTAATACATTTGCTGGTACATTAAATGGTGGAATGAAGGTTTATATTGACCCATATGCGCTTACTGACTATGTAACTCTTGGTTACCGTGGTTCAAACCCATATGATGCAGGTCTATTCTATTGCCCATATGTTCCTCTTACAATGGTTCGTGCTATTGATGAAAACACATTCCAGCCAAAGATTGGATTCAAGACTCGCTACGGTATGGTCGCAAATCCATTCGCATCTGGTGATGGTGCAATCGTTAAAGATGACATCGGTGCAGCTCGCGCTAACAGATTCTTCAGAATCTTCCGTGTGACTGATATCAATGTTGAAGATGCATCTTCATAAGCATTAATTCATTAAATTAATTTTAAGAGGCTCTCGAAAGGGGGCCTCT